AGCCGCTCGGCACGGTGGTCGCAGGTGGCGGCAAGCACGCACTTGTCGCGGCTTTCCTCGCGAAGCATTTCACCGGCGTGACGGGCACGCCCGTCGACGTCCCAGCCGGCACGGTGACGACAAGCGACCACCATTCCCTTGTCACTGCGCAGCTCGTCGGCTGCGGCGGCCGCGCCGGTCAGTCTCGCCCGCGCGACGTGAACGAGCCAGCAGCGACGATCACGGCAAAGGCCGACACGACGCTCGCCGTCTCGCACCTCGTGAAGCTGCGCAACAACCAGTTTGGTCAGGATGTCCGGGATCCTATGCCGACCATTACCGCGGGCGGCGGCCACGTTGGTGAAGTTCGCGCGTTTCTGACCGCGTATTACGGCAACGAGAAGGATGGCGCTGATCTGCGCGAGCCGATGCGCACGGTTCCGACGCATGACCGCTTCGGGCTTGTGACCATCAACGGCGAGGACTACGTGATTGCCGATATTGGCATGCGCATGCTCACTCCGCGCGAACTTGCGCGGGCCCAGGGCTTTCCGGACTCCTACGTTCTGGACCCTGTCGTGAACGGCAAGCCACTATCTAAATCCGCGCAGGTCCGCATGATCGGCAACAGCGTGTGCCCGGACGTCGCTGCTGCGCTGATTCGCGCGAACTTCGCGCATGAGCGAGCGCTCGGTCTGTTGACCGGATAAGACAAACCACTGGAAAGAAGATGGCAAAAAATTCAATCGAAGCCTACGGCGCATCTGGCAAGAGCAACGTTCTGTTTTTTGACCCGGACGTGCTGTCGCTAGTCACGGACGAGGCGCATCCCCTTTACGACTCGCGAGTGCATCTGCCGCTTGACGAGAACATGGTGCGGAACATCGACTACCAGGGCGTGATCCAGCCGATCGAGGTGAGCAAGAACGTCGAGACGGGCGAGATCGAAGTAGTCGTCGGGCGCCAACGCGTAAAGAACGCACGCGAGGCGAACCGGCGACGGCGCGAGCGCGGCGAGGACATTCGCCTCGTCCCGGCGATCGTGCGCAAGGTCGGCATCGGCCAACGTGCACTCGTGCTGTCTGCGGCAATGGCGAGCGAGAACGCAATCCGGCAGCAGGAGACGCCGATATCGCGCGCAGAAAAGATGGCGCGGCAGTTGTCGATGGGGCGAACTGAAGAAGATGTCGCCATCATCTTCGGTTGTTCCGCGGCAACGGTTCGTGCGTCCTTGCAACTGTTGGACTGCTGTGCCGCTGTCCAGAAGGCGGTAGACGCAGGGCAGGTGAACGTGTCGCATGCCAAGCAGCTCGCGAAGTTGTCGGTGGACGAGCAGCGGGAGAAGGTCAAGGAATTGATCGCGGCCGGCAGTAGCACCAAGGGCCACAGTCGCGCCCGCGCACAACGCGCGGTGATGGGTGAAGTCAGGCCACGACTCAAAACGCGAAAGGCGATCGAGCAAGAACTCGCTCGATGCGACGGCGAGCGCGCAGCGGCGCTGCGGTGGGTGCTCGGTCTTGACGACACAGGGTGCTGCGTCGCGGCCCCGATGGCGGCCTGATGCAGAGGCACAGCATGAACGGGACGCACGAGGCGCTAGTAATGACGGCGGGTGCGTCTGCTTACGGGTTTTGTGAATGAATGATTTACCGGAACCGCTCACACCAGCGGATTGCGACCTGCGCCACGGCTTTCCCTATATGCCGCTGCACGCGGCCCGTTTGCGCGACTCTGAGCTGGCGTCCAACGAAACACCGGAGGCGTGTTGGGCCGCGGTGCTGCTGTGGTGCGCATCGTGGCATCAGGTGCCGGCCGCATCGGTGCCAGACGATGACATGTGGCTCGCCTCCCAAACGAAATACGTGATTCGCGGCAAGTTCGACAAGGCATGGAAGAGCGTGCGCGCTGGCGCCTTGCGCGGGTGGATCAGATGCAGCGACGGTCGGCTTTATCACCCGGTCGTCGCCGAGCAGGCACTCGAGGCATGGCTGTCTAAACTCGTCAGCAGCCTCGCGGGAGCTACCGGCAACGCAAAACGTTGGGGCATCGAAGTTGACACTGCTACCGTAAAAGTCCAGATCGTTGATGCAGCCCGCCGTTTGCGCGCCATCGCCCCGCGATCCGAATGGCTCAGGAAGAAGCAGGTGCGGGACATCGTATCTGCATCGGCCCCCGATGCAGATTCATCGCCCCCCGATGACGAATCGGCTCCCCCTGGATCACAAACCGAATCGCCCCCCGATCAGGACCCGAATCGCCCCCCGATCGCAATAGAGAACGTCGCAAATGAAATAAAACGAAATGAAGTAAACACCATAGGTTCTAACGACGACGTAGGAGACTTGATACGGGGTGGGCCTGTGGACAACTCCGAATCGTCGTCGTCGATGTCGGCGGAGACGATCGTCGAAACCCTGTCCCGGTGGGAGGCCGAACGCGGCAAGAGGCCGCGCTTTCGCGCCGATGACGTCGTGCTCGCCGCATGGCGGCTGACGCCCGCACAGTTGCGCGCCGCGTACGACCGCGCTGTCGCGCAACGGGAAGCGGACCACGACCCGAATGCGGTGAACGCCGGATTGCTCGACCGGATCATTCCGCGCGTCCTTGAGCCGCCGCGCGCCTCAACGCCCCCGCTGGGGAGCATGACCGATACCGAACTCAACGACGAGGCCGCGCGCCTGGGCATTTCGCTTTACGGGCTTGATCGACGGCAGTGCGTCGC